GGCACCTCGGATCTCACAATCACGAATACCGGCGTGCGGTCGCTGGCCGGGTCCGGCATCAGCGTGTCGTCCAGCACCGGCGCCGTGACGATCACCGCTGCGAGCGTCACGGCGGGTACAGGGATCACGGTTGCCGGGTCGGGTACCACGGCGCTCACGGTCAGTGCAACCGGCGTGCAATCGCTGACCGCCGGAAACGGCATTACCGTCTCGGGAACCACGACGCCAACCGTTTCGGCGAGCCTCGCGGCTGGCACCGGGATCGGGATCAGTGGCACAACCACGCTGAGTGTGGCCAACACGGGCGTGACCAGTCTCGCAGGCACGGGCGTGACGGTGTCCGCATCCACCGGAGCGGTTACGATCACCGCTCCGGTAGTGGCCGGTGGCACTGGCATCAGTGTGTCAGGGTCGCAGACCACAAGCCTGTCGATCAGCAACACCGGCGTCACATCCATCGTGGCCGGTACCAACGTCTCGGTCTCCGGCGCAACGGGTGCCGTCACGGTGAACGCACCGGCATACGGCACCACACTCACCGCATCCACGATTGGCGGGACGGCTGCGGCTGGCACGTCAACCGGCGTGGCGCGGGAGGATCACAAGCACGCATTTCCCGCTGGTGCAGCGCCATCGGCATTGACGGTGTCCAGCACGCAGGCGACGGGCACCAGTGCGAGTCCGGCGTTGGCTGATCACGTCCATGCCATGCCTGGATCAGCGACTGCCGGCGCATCCGCGGTCGGCGACACGGCGGCGACGGGGACTGCTACGACCGTCGCGCTGTCCGATCATCGCCACAGTCGCGAGGCATTCGGCACACCGGGCGCGGTGACAGGAAATGCCACGGCTGCATCAGGCAGTGCAAGTACCCTTGCCCGTTCCGATCACGTGCATTCAACGGCGAGCATAGCAGTGCTGCTGGCGTCAACCACGTTGGGGAGTGATGCGGCGAGTTACACGTTTAGCAGTATTCCGCAAACGTATACGCATTTGCGTTTAATAAGTTCTATCAGAAGTACTACTACTGGCACTACGGCACAGCTACGATTACAATACAATGGAGATGCAGGAAGTAACTATCTTGCAAGCGCGCAAGCGGGATATAGCACCGCAACCCTTACCGCATTAATTGTGGGAGCGGGTCAATCTCTTACCAATTTCTGGAGTTTGGTTGATACAGTCATCACGGATTATGCAAGTACGACAAAAGGTAAGAGCGAAACTAGTAATTTTCAATTGTATCAATCGTCTGGCGTTCCGGGGGCATTGGACGCTGCTCAATGGGCTGGTTTTTGGAATAGTACATCCGCGTTGACAAGTTTAGTAATTGCTTTATCTGCCGGAAATATAAAAAGCGGCACGAAGTTTCAACTGTATGGATTCCCCTAATGAATGAACCACCCCTTGCCATCGAACTGAACTGTGAAACCGGCGTGGAGACCGTCCGACCGTTGACGGATCAGGAGATCACGCAACGGAATGCGGACATGACCCGTAACGAGGCGGAACGCGCCGAGAAGGATGCCAAGGAAGCCTTGGAACTGGCCGAACGGACCGCGCTTGCAACGTGGATCGCGGGACAGTCCACCCTGCCCGAGGCGGCCCGGAACGCACTGGCGCGGGCGACTGGGGTGACGTTGCCTGTTGCGGAATGACGTCAAACCCTGTAAAGTGGCAATGACCCCTACCGCGCCCGTCGCGCGACCAACAGGAGACACGATGGTCGCAGTGGACAAACGGCGCGCGATACCGTACCGCAAGACCGGGCTTGCACCCGAGAGTCAATCGTGGGATGGTCCCTCCGAGGTTGCCAAGGCGACCGTTGACGATCTCAAGCGCATGTGCGCGTGGGTCGACCAGGCGAATCCGGACATCGAGTCGTCATACAAACTCGCGCATCACACCGTCACCGGGCCGTACGATTGCGTGTGGCGAGGCGTCGCGCAGTGCATGAGCATCATGTTCGGCGGACGTGGAGGCGTTGACATGCCAGACGCTGATCGCAAGGCGGTCTATGATCACCTTGCATCGCACTACGAGGATTTCGGGAAGACACCGCCCGAGTGGAAGCCGGGGACGCGCGATGCGTCACCTGACCGGCTGGAACTCCGGGGCGCACGCGTCGAACTCCGGGGCGCGGATGATCCTGCAACGGGACTGCGCCTTGAGGGCTACGCCGCACTGTTCGACGTACCGTCGCAGCCGCTGCAGTCCGAAGAGGATGACAGCCGCAACGGTGGCTACGGGATGCAATTCACTGAGATCATCCGCCGTGGCGCGTTCACGCGCGCACTGGCAGCCTCTCAGGACGTTCGCTGCCTCTGGAACCACGAGGCCGAGGCACCACTCGGTCGCACCGCTTCGGGCACGCTGACGCTGCGCGAAGACGAGACCGGCCTGTACTTCTCGTGCCTGTTACCGGACACGAGTCTGGGTCGCGACGTCGTGGAATTGGTCCGGCGCGGGGACGTCAATCAGGCGTCGTTCGCATTCCGGGCAGTGACGGACCGTTGGTCCGGATCGGGATCGACGGGGTACGTGCGCGAGTTGCTTGATTGCGACTTGTTTGACGTTTCGGCGGTGACGTACCCGGCATACCAGCAAACCTCGGTGGCGGTCCGGTCCGTCCGGGTGCCAGCAATCCTCACCAATCCGCGGTCAACGACCTTGACGCTCGCCCGTGCCCGGGTACGCGTCATCAGCCTCTAGGAGCATTACAATGGCGTCGAACCTCACTGAACTCCGCGACAGTCGTAATCGGCTGGCGCTGGAAATGCGCGCAATCGTCGAGGACCAGGCGAACTGGGACGGACAGGCCGAAACCCGTTTCGAGGCACTGGACAAGGACTTGTCCGCACTTGACCGGCGCATCGACGCGCTTGCCAAGGCACAGCGTCTTGCAGCCGAGGAAACCGCGCTGCGCGGTTCCGTTGTTGAGACCGAAGAGCGCAAGGCGTCTACCGGCGCGGGCCTGTCAATCGAGGCGCAGAAGCGCGCGTTCAACGCGTGGCTGCGCGGAACTGACGAGAATCTCGATCCTGAACTCCGCGCGTACAACCGTCAGCGTCTGGCCGAGGGTCGCGCGCAGTCCGTCGGGACCACGACTGCCGGTGGGTATCTCGTCAATTACGAGTTTGGTTCCGGCATCGAGGCTGCCCGTCGCGCCTTCGGCGGGATGCTTTCGGTGTCAACCGTCTACCCGACACAGTCCGGCGCGGACCTTCTCCTGCCGACGGTTGACGAGACCGGCGTTAGCGGTTCGATCCTTTCTGAAAACAGCACAATTTCCGAATCAGCAATGACGTTTGGTCAGTTGACGGTTTCAAGTTACATGTACACCTCGGGACTGGTCCTGGTGTCCAACCAGTTGCTTCAGGACAGCGAGTTCCCTCTTGACCAGTTCATCGCCAACGCGCTCGGCGAGCGTCTCGGACGCGCGCAGAACGCGCACTGGACGACGGGTACCGGGTCAAGTCAGCCCTACGGTGTCATCGTCGGAGCCGCAACAGGCAAGACCGGGGCCGCAGGCCAGACCACGACCGTGCTGTATGCGGACCTTGTGGACCTTGTCTACAGTGTCGACGTGGCGTACCGCCAGAACGCGAAGTTCATGATGCGCGACGCGACGGTGGGCATCATCCGCAAGTTGCAAGACAGTCAGAACCGTCCATTGTGGGAGCCGTCGGTGCAGGCTGGACAGCCTGACATGATCATGGGTTATCCCATCGTGGTCAACAACGACGTCGCAACCGCAGCCGCGTCAGCCAAGTCGATTGGGTTCGGCGACTTCAGCAAGTACATCATCCGTGACGTTTCGGGTGTGCAACTCGTGCGAATGACCGAGCGGTACGCAGATGCACTTCAGACCGGCTTTTACGCCTTCCAGAGGACGGGCGGGCGATTGGTGGCTGCAAACACGACGACTTACAACCCTGTCAAGTTGTACGTTCACCCAGCGTCGTAGGAGGATCCGATGCCGACTGACATTTACTGCACCGTGGCCGAGGTCAAACTGGAACTCGGCATAACGGACAGCGTGGATAACGACCGGATTGACCGGATCGTCTACGCTGTGTCCAGGCAGATAGATGACTTCGCCGGTGCGGATATCCAACCGTTGAGTCAGACCCGCTATTACCGCGCGACAGGGCCGTGGACGGTCAATACCGATCCGTTCACGACCCTGACCTCGGTGGCATATGACAGCGCGGGCGACTGGTCGACGTATTCGTCAATCACCACAGCGTACGCGTCGCCATTCAACGCGAGCGGCAAGGGCAAAGCGTACACACAGGTCATCTTGTCGCCGTTGTCATCGAACCTTTTCCCGATGCACGAACGCGGCGTCCAGGTTGTCGCGACGTACGGGTATGGCGCAACGGCACCGCTTGTGGTCAAAGAGGCTTGCATCATGCAATCCTCGCTCGTCTATCGCCAGCAAGTCAGCGGTGGCGCGCCGATCACCGGGGGTGCGGAGTTTAGCGGTCCTATCATCCAGGCGGGTTTGCATCCCATGGTTCGGCGCATGCTTGAACCGTACCGCCACGGTGGCGGGCTGGGTGCGGCCTGATGGCATCGCGTGGTCGCAACACGATTCGCGTCGATATCACGGGACTCCGGGGCATCTCGAAGGCGCTCGGGGGCGACGCGGTTTACCGCGATGCGATGCGTCGCGTCATCCAGTCGGCGACAGCGCAAGGCGCAAAGCGCATCACGGCGTTGGTGCCGGAGCGGTCCGGCGCGTTGTCATCCGCAGTGAAGCAGCGCTACTTTGACGTCAAGGGCAATTCCAAGCCGCAGATGGGTAGCGTTTCGGCCGGTGCGGGGATTAGTGCTGACGGGTTCCGGTATGGGTGGGCGCTGAATTACGCCAAGAAGATCAAGGGACGGAGCGCGTCCGGATATCACTATAGTGCCGACGGCGTCGGTACTTCGGCGTCACGCGCCGGACAGTCGACGCTTGGATGGATATCCAAGGCGATTCCGACCATGAAGGCGGTCATCCGGCGAAGTGTCGCCAAGGAAACCAAGGCGGTCGAGGCAAAGTTTGCGCAGATCGCGGGGTCGCTGCCATGACGGTCGTGGATGCCCTGACGCAACTCGGAACCGTGGCGCAGGCTGCTACCGTGGCACTCGGCGTCCGGGCGAACCTGATATTCAGCCAACCGCCGGAACAACTCGCGGCGCTGCCTGCCGTCGTCCATCATTGGTCGTCTTCAACGTTTGATCAATACCCGTTCGGACAGGTGCCGACGGGGTTTCAATTCGAGCAGGCGACCATCACGGTGATGTACCTGACCAACCTGCCGACGATGGCACGCGCGCATCCTGCCGTCCTGGCATTTGTGGACGCGTACCGGGCGCTGATCGCAGCCAATCAGGATCTGGCGAACACCGTCCGACAGGTTCGGCTGACACGTGCCACAATCGGTATGGTTGAATACAACGGTAAAGAATTCATGGGCGCGGACCTGACGCTCGAATGCGATCTGTACCACGCGACAACGTGGGTGGAGGCTTGACAATGGCCGTGAAATTGCAACCGCCCATTGGGTCGGACGTCAAGCGTGTGTCGATTGGCGCACGCGTGTACGAGCCGACGGATGGCGCGTGGGACATTCAAGACATAGATGCCGACGATCTCCGTCGTGCCGGATGGCAGGACGAGCCAACGGCATCCGGGTCGTCAATCGCCACGGTCGTGATACCGACCCCGGAGGCAACCGATGCCAATCCTTAGCACAACGAAAGTCCAGTTTGGCAAGGAATCGACGTGGGGAACCGCGGTGCCAGCCACGAAGGTTCTGCCGGTCACATCGGACCCGACGTACGCGAACGAGTACGCCGCGGTCCGTGACAGCGCCCGTCGTGGCATCGCCGCGATGGACTTTGCGTTGCTGCAAGGTGGTGGAAGCGCGAGCCTCTCACTTGAGGGTCCGCTATTGCCAGACATTGCGGGCAATCTTCTGGCGGGCATCATGGGTACCGTTTCGACCGGCACTGCCGTGTCGGGTGTGTACCCGCACACGATCACGCTCGGATCGGCCGTGCCGTCATTCACGGTTGAGGACGCCAATCCCATCGCGTACCGCGAGTACCCTGGGGCGAAGGTCTCGGAACTGCGGTTGGCGTTCACCGCAGCCGATGGCCTGCTTACGCACAAGACCTCGATGGTTTCGGTCACTGGTGTATCGGGCGGAACCGCAACGGCGTCGCTGACCGCGGAAACCAACAAGCCGTGGATCGGCATTGACACGACCGTGTCGATTGGCGGGAGCGCGCAGAACCGCGTCACGTCGTTTGAACTTACCCTCGCGCGCGGTCAGGAACTGGTGCACACGACCGGAAGCCGTGACCCGTCGCGGATCGACGAGCAGCCACTTGAGGCGACGTTCTCGATCAGTCTGGACACGGGCGCATCGTCCGTGGACGATCTGGCGAAATACATGGGAACATCCGGTGCGTTCAATGAGTCCGCCATCGTCCTGACTTGGACGTACGGCGCAACGACGACGCTGCGATCCCTCGTGTTCACCGCGACCCAAGCGTCATTCGGCGATGGTCCGGCGACGCGCGACCTTGGGGGAGGCCTGTACCAGATCACGCTGTCCGGCCGATGCCTGTACAACACGACCGATAGCGGGCCGTGCAAGTTTGTCCTGAACAACACGCAGACTGCATATTAAGGGGAAGCAATGGGATACGCGAAACCACTTCGCACCGTGAGGCTGGCACTCGATGCATCCGGGGAACCGGGGCACTGGGTCGACGTCGAACATCCCGAGGCGATGCGGTGGACGACGAAGGCGCGGATGATCCGCGCATCGTCCATCGAGGATGAGTTCCTGCGGTCATTGGCGCAAGTCGCATCAATGATTGTGGCATGGTCACTGACGGACGTCGATACCGGCGAGGAATTGCCAGTGCCGGTGACGACGGAAACTCTGGACCGGCTACCGGCGCACGTCGTCGAGGCGATCCTGACCTTGGTCGGGGAACTGGTGACGGTCCCAAAAGTGAGCGGGAGCGACTCTGGCACTGGGTAGAGGGGCGGGCCGAGGGCCCGGCGTGGACGTCCGATGTGCTTCTGATGAGGCGCTACGGGTGGACGCCGGAACAACTGGTCCGGCTCGAACCGCTCTGGCGCACACGGTTGCTCCTGGTTGAAAGTTATGAGGCGCAGGTCCGGCAAGAACGTGATCGCAAGGCACGGGCGAACCGGAAGAGGTAACCATGGCGAACGTCGCGAACCTGCGCATCAATGCCGTCGTCAATGATCAAGCGACCCCGGCGCTCAAGCGCATCAACGGGGCACTGAACGGACTGAACTCCGGGATGTCCGGTACGTCCGGTGGCGCGCTCGGCGCAGCGCGGGCATTGACGTCGGTTGGTGGCGGTGCCAACATGGCGGCCATCGGGATCGGCGTTGCGGTAGCGGCCACGGCAGCGCTGGTGGCAGGCACCATTGCCGTCGTCAAGGCGAGTGTGGCTGCAGCGTCTGAAGTCGAGGGATACCGGAATACGCTGTTACGGTTGACCGGCGACGCCGCAAAGGCCGACGCGACCTTCAAGAAATTGCAGGACTTTGCGGACTGGTCGCCATTTGACGACGCGGCGGTGATGCAATCCGCGCAGCGGCTACTGGGCGCGGGCGTTGCAGCGGAGGATCTGACGCGCGTCATGACGGGGTTGTCCGACATCAGCGGCGACAGCGCCGAAACGTTCGGGCGCGCGTCACTGGCGTTCTCGCAAATGCTGCTGAAAGGCAAGGTCAGCCAGGAGGAACTGAACCAGTTTGCGGAAGCGGGCATACCGGCGCAAAAGATGCTGGCCGATGCGATGGGCGTATCGACATCCGCGCTTGGCGAAATGGCATCGAAGGGGCAATTGGTCTCGAAGAAGGTTCTGCCGCTGCTGATTGACCAGATCGAAAAGCAGTTCGGCGGGTCAACCGAGCGCGCTTCGCAGTCGGTCAAGGGACTGTCGTCCACGATGGACGCGAAACTGACGCGCAGTCTGGCGACGCTCGGCAAGGCGCTCGAACCGCTGACCAAGCAGTACCTGCGGGGGATGATTGACCTGTTGGCGGACCTTGACGCGGGCATTGGCGCGATCACCGCGTCGCAGGAGTTCCAGGACTTTCTTGCAGCCGCCGGAGAGGCGTTCAAGGCGGTCTTAGAAGTCATCCGGCCCGTGATGACGATGCTCTTTAACATGGGCCGTGCGGTGTTGCCGTTTTTGACCATTGCGCTGAAGGCGTTCACGCTGGTCATGCGCCTGTTGGGTGCGGGATTGCAATTCGTCGCGCGACTGCTGAAGCCGGTGTGGGATTACCTGCGTGCCCTTGGCAACGCGCTGAAGGCTGGCATCGACTGGGTCATGGCATGGGGCGCACGGCTCGGCGAATGGCCGAAGATCTTTGCCGAGGCGCGCGACTGGATCGTGGAACTGATCGGGTGGATCGCCAAACTTGTGACCAATCCCGTTGCAACCATCAAGGTTCTGTGGGACGTTGCGGTCCTGAAACTGCCAACATTCGCGGACATCAATATCAAGGTGCTATGGAACATTGCCGAGTTCGTCGTGCCTGGTCTCAAAGGCATGGAAATCCTCGTCAATCTCGCACTGAGCGGGTATGACGAGGTCCGCAACAAACTCGACACGTTGATGGGACGGGATGTCGCCATCAAGGTGACAGCGGACACTGGCGACGCAGTCGCGTCGATGGATGACATCAAGGAGCGCACGACGAGCCTGCGCGAACCCGCAGAACCGTGGACGGTTACCGTCAGCGGTATCGTGACCGATGCGCTGGACAAACTTGCAGATCTCAGGACGCGCATCATTGAGATCGTGACACCCGACGCGCCTTGGCAATTCGAGGTCTCCGGCATAGTCATGCAGGCGCTTGACGCGGTGGCGAAATTGATGTCCGGCCTGTCCCTGATTCCAACGTTGATCATCATCGCGTTCGGGATCGACTTTGGGGGCGTGGAGTCAGGCATCCGGTCGATCATCGACGCGCTCGCATCAATTCCGCGGATGATCACGACGGTGCACCGCACCATCCAGGCGGACAACGCGGTCGCCGACTCGACGGGTCCGAATGCACAGGGACTGAGTGTTCCGCCGGTGGCGCAAGGCGTCGGCGGGGAAACATCAAGCGCGACGTTGACGGCAGCCGCGCTCGTGGTTGCGGGGATTGCAGCGACCATCGTGCAGGCCGTTGCTGGTGGCCGTCGGGGGTTCGCGTGCTTCACGGCGGACACGCGGGTGTGGACGTCAAACGGTCTGATGAGGATTGCGGAGATCGTGAGTGGCGACATCGTCGAGGTCTACGACCCGGAAACCGGGACCGTTGTCATGTCGACCGTCGCGGACACGCTCGTGCACGTAAATCATCCGGTGTGGCACCTGCGCATTTACGGTGACGTGATCAGTACCACGGCGGAACATCCTTTTTTGACGCCGGACGGATGGCGACGCGCTGACGAATTACTGGCAGGGTCGGTGGTCATGACGGCAACCGGGCGGGAGATTGTCGAGGAATCGCACGATGCGAAACGGGTCGAGACGGTCCATAACATCCACGTTGATCATCCGGCGCACACATACCTCGTGGGAACCGCACGATGGGTCGTGCACAACTTCAAGACCGTCGGCGCGCGTGGTGCCATCGTGACGCAACCGACGATGGCGATGATCGGCGAGGCTGGACCCGAGGCACTCGTGCCACTTGACACGATGCCTGGCGCGTCACCGCTTGGATCGTTCGGTGCCGGAGGCATTGATACCGTGATCATCAACGTAAGCGGGTTTGCCGACGGCGCAACCGCCGGACGCGCAGCCGCCGACGCGTTCAGACGTCAACTCGGACTGCAACGGCGACTGCCGTTCGGGACCGCCTGACGTGGCACTGTCGGTGACCCTGACCATCGGTGGTACCGCGTATCAGGCGTACACGCGCATCGAAAGCATTGCGGTGCGTTCATCGTTGCGAGATCGCGCCGGGACGCTGTCGTTCGAGGTCGTGGTGCCGTTCTCGGGGACGACCCCGGCGGTGGCAATTCCGCGTGCCGGACGCGAAGTGATCCTGACCGTGGACGGGACGAAAGAGTTCGCAGGCGTGACGCAGCGCGTGTCGGAATCATCCGGTGGGACATCATCGTACGTGTACGCGGTCGATTGCAGCGATTACACGCGATGGTTTGATCGTTTCCTTGTTCAGGGCGTGAAGATCCCGGCCGGTGACGACGAGGCGACGACTGACCTCGCGGGAAACATCGTCAAGGCGATCATCACCGGGACGTGCAATCAGGGTGCGATCACGTGGGGGCAGTCGCTGATCGCAGACGGCCATGTGATCCCGCAACAGGTGTACGACTTCGAGGCGCCATCAAGCGCGATTGACCGCATCGCGAAAATCGTCGGGTACAAGTGGTACGTCGATTACGACCGCAACGTCGTTTTTCAGCCGTTGACCGGGGCTGCATCCGCAGCGCCGGTTGCGAGCCTGACGTGGGAAACGCAGACGACCATTGGCGATCTCGTCCTCGAGGAAGTCGGCGATCAGATCACGAACGTCGTGTTCATCAAGGACGCGAAGTCGGTGGCGACGGACGATGACGGCGCACCACTATCGTTCGCGCAACCATTGGCGACAGCCGACGGGTATGCGTCGTTCTTCCCGCTGGGATATGAGCCAGCCACATACAACGGGACGACGGTGACCGTGACGCCGACCGTTGGTCCACCGACGGTGTATACGACAACCAACGGGGGACTATTGCGGGAAAACATTGACGGCAAACCTGGTGACGGTAAGACGCGTGATGTCGCGCTCCTGTGCCTGCCGAACTGGGGCGTCCGTTTCGAGACCGTGCCGCCCGCGGGGGCAACGGTTGCGGTGACATACCCGTACCTCGACATTGAACCCAAGGTGAACCGCGTCGTTGATGGCGCATCAATCACCGAGGTGCTGACCCGTGAAGGGTCGTCCGTTTCGACGGGCGTCTACGAGGACGTGTTCAGCGCTTCGGAACTCGTGAACGTGTCGCAAGATGCGATCAAGGCGCGGGCGCAACTCTACCTGGCGACCCGTGCACACAAATGGGTCGGGACCGCACGCGTGTTCGGGTCCGGCTGGCGTGACGGTCAGGTGTTCCGGTTCACATCGGATCGGCGGTTCGGGGGCGCATTCGCGTCCGGCGTCGACCTCTATGTGACGGACGTCCAGAAGCGGTTTGCCACGCCGGATCAGTGGCAGGTCGACCTGACGCTGTCAACCGATATATATGGAGAATTGTAGCGATGGCTGCTGAGGACATCACGCGCGTCATGGCGCGCATCATTGACGGGTTGCGTCCTGCATCCTCGGACGTCCGGGGGCGACCGTTGCAACAATTCATCGCGGCGGATCAGATCGTTTATATGCGCTCGGAGGCGGTCACCGTGACTGTCGAGGCGCCTGCCACGCCGAAGTACGATGTGACGAAATATGGACGCGGTATATACCAATAACAGCATCGGCGTGCGTGGGTACGTCACCGTCCGCGTGGACGATGTCGTGGTTGCCGAGGGTCGCAACCTCGTGGTAACCGCGGGGCTCAACCAACTGGCATCAGCGCTGATCGCTGCCGATACGTTCAGCGCCACGTCGTGGTACCTCGAACTCGGGACGGGGACGACGGCCGTCAACGCGGGTGACACCGCGCTCGTGACCGCGGATACCGCTACGTGGCGAACCGCATCCGTTGCTGAAGTGAGTTCGGCGACGGCGACGCTGGAGGCGTTCTATCCGACGTCTGTCGCAAACGGGTCGTGGACGGAACTTGGGCTGTTTACCGGGGCAACCGCTACGGCAGGGTCCGGGACGCTGTTTGCGCGCATCCTGACGTCCTGGTCCAAGACGTCCAGCCAGACCGCCACGGTATCGTGGACGGTTACACTGTCAACAACGTAGGAGCACGATCATGGCTTGGGGAACGATCCGCACGGTGACGGGTGGTACCGACACGATCCTTGCGTCTGATCACAATACGGTCCGGGGCAACATTCTCGTGATCTCACCGGACGGTGTGGTGCACACGTTCGTGCAGCAATCGTCCAGTCCGAGTGCACCAGGAGCCGGACTGACGGCGGTGTACGCGAAGACGGATGGCGCGCTGTATTACCGTGCGGGCGCAGCGGGCGCGGAACAATCAATCGGCGGTGGCGGGTTCACCAAGTCGTTTTTGTTGGGAGGCATGTAATGCCGGAAACCGTAAAAGCACTCGGGTTCGTGCGACCCGGCATCGTTGCAGGGAGTTTGACCGCGACGGTATCGAACCTGACCGTGAACGTCACCGCATTGACGGGGACGCTTGCCACGGGGCAGATGCTGTCGGCGACTGGCCTGGCACCGGGGTTGCAGGTGATCGCACTCGGAACCTCGACGGGTGGGACAGGGACCGCGTTTGCCACGTATCAGGATGCCGTTGTGATGACGGCGTCGATTGCGACAACGGTGCTGACCGTCAGCGCGGTAGCCTCCGGAACGCTTGCGGTCGGACAAACGGTGGATGGGACCGGCGTGACTGCCGGGACGTACATCACCGCGCTCGGGACCGGGACCGGAGGCACGGGCACGTACACGCTGTCCGCGTCGCAGACCGTCAGTTCGACGACCCTGTACGCCGGTCAGTCGAGCAACGCCGTGGTAACGGGGTCCATCGCCACAACCGTCCTGACCGTGACCGCGGTCACGTCTGGCAGGCTGCGCGTCGGGCAGACGATCTCCGGGACCGGCGTCACGGCTGCGACCACGATCACCGCGCTCGGGACTGGCAAAGGCGGGACGGGAACGTACACCGTGTCCGCGTCGCAGACCGTCAGTGCAACGACGATCACGGGCACGTTCGCGAGTGGCACGATCACCGCGAACCCGGCGAGTGCGACGGTGTACGACAACGGAGCGACAGCATCGACGATGACGGTACTCTCCAATCTCAGCATCGCGAACAATGGCGCATCCTCGGCGACGTACCGGGTCTCGAAGTCCAAGCGCGACGCGTATCACGGGGACTGGACGATCACCGGCGACGCGACGATAGCGGCGAACGATACGGTCCTGTTGAGCGCCGGTCACGTCCTTGATACGACCTGGCGGTACCTTGTGGCATCCGCGACGTCGCCGGATGTCGTGATCTCGGCTGACGGAGTGCAGGTGTCATGATGAGCCACATCACCGCGTACGGGTTGACCGGGCCGTGAGTGTAAGCACGGCAATTCAATCGAACATTGCCGGTCGCAAAACGCGCATGATCGCGAATGCAGGCGGCAGTCCGACCGGAGGTGGGGCAACCATAACCACGACCGGATCGCCGACAATCACGACGTATTCAGATGCCATTGACGCATACACCGTCTACAAGTTCACCGGAAGCGGCAGCATCACTGCAAGTCGGAATGTCATCGCGACGTGCCTTGTAGTCTCAGGTGGAGGAAACGCGGGAAGTAGCGTCGGAGGTGGGGGTGGCGCAGGAGGCTATACGGACGGGATGGTGGTATTGACGACAACTGCAACCACGGTGACCGTTGGCGCGGGTGGTGGATCGTCATCCGCGTGTGGAACGATAACCAGTTCTGGTGGTGGTGTTGGGGGGACACACTCGAATAACGCTGGAGGCAATGGCTCTTCGGGCGGTGGAGGTGTCCCGACTGCCGGACATACATCCGGCGGAACTGGCATTACGGGACAAGGCAACGCTGGTGGGAATTACAGTGGGTCTGGCAATACGTCCGGTGGTGGTGGCGGTGCTTCTGTGGCTGGTAATTCGAACGGTAACGGCGGAGACGGGAAGCAATCCTCCATTACCGGAACCGCGACCTATTACGCGGGAGGCGGCGCAGGGGTAGGTACCGGCGCTGTTGGCGGGCAGGGTGGCGGAGGATCGGGAACTGCGGGCACAGCCAACACTGGCGGCGGTGGTTCTGGCTTTTCCGGCGGGGCCGGTGGTTCAGGCGTCGTGATCATCAGAATTGCGAGATCAGCCTAATGGCACATTACGCTGAACTTGACACCGACAACCGCGTGATCCGCGTGCTTGTGGTCGCCAACGATGTGATAACCACGCCGGACGGTACCGAGGATGAGATGCTCGGCA